AATCCCCCTGCTGCAAATAAAGGAGCAACTTTGATTGCTACTATTAAGAAGCAAAAACCAAAAGCAAAACAGAAGATAAGAAATGCTGTTAAGTCTTTAATTGTTAATTATTCTAAAGATGCTGCTTCTGGAATTGGAACTACTACATTAAATGATGGATTAACATATGGTAGTTATCCATATGGAACAAGAGTTCAGGATAAGAATATATCAATTAATGATGCTGATATTATAGAAGTATTGTCAGTATTTGAGTCAGCAGATACTAGTGATCCATCATCACCTAAAATTACTCTTGCTTCTATTGTTACTCAATCAACCACAACTAATGAGTTGATAATTGGTGAGCAATTAATTGGGCAAAATAGTGATGCTGTTGCTATGGTAGCAGAAAAACCTAGTGATACTCAAATTAGTATCATTTATCAAAATGAGCATTTATTTAAAGAGGGGGAAACCGTACAATTCCAAGAATCTGGTTCTAGTGCAATAGTTTCATCTTTAGATTCTCCAAGTTTTGATATATCTCCAAATTTCACATTTGTAGATGGACAACAATCAACAATTTATAATATAGGTCGTATTAAAAGAAAATCCGATGCTGATGCTCCATCTAGAAAGATAAAAATATATTATGCTAATGGATCTTTTGATTCTGGGGACAATGGTGATTTTATAACTGTTAATTCTTATGATCAATATGATTATGGTATAGATATTCCAAAAATTGATGATATTTCTAATTCTGATATAATTGATATTAGACCAAGAGCAACTGTTGTTTCTTCTGTTTCGGAAGGAGATAGATCTCCTCTTGAATTTAAAGGAAGAAATTTTAATGCATCTGGAAATTCTGCTCCTAATATCTTAGCATCTGATGAATCTTTATTAACTGATTTTTCATTCTATCTTGGAAGAATTGATAGAATATTCTTAAGTAAGGAGGGTCAATTCCAAATAAAATATGGAGATCCTGCAGAAGATCCACAGAAACCTGTTCCAGTCGATGGTGCTATTGAAATAGCAACGGTTAGACTTCCACCTTATCTTTATAATGTTGCTGGAGCACAAATTGATTTCTTAGATCGTAAGAGATTTACGATGTCTGATATCAAAAATCTTGAGAATAGAATTAAAAATCTTGAGTATTATACAACTCTTTCTTTATTAGAAACTAATACAGCAAATTTATTTGTTGCTGATGGTGATGGATTGAATAGATTTAAATCTGGATTTTTTGTCGATAACTTTACTGGATTTAAAACTCAAGAGCAAGGAACTCCTATTAATAATAGTATTGATACAAAGAATAAAGAATTAAGACCAAGACATTATACTAACTCAGTTGATTTAATTTTTGGACCAGTTGTTGGTAATGATTCTACTGATGATCTTAAATTTTCAACAATTGAAGGTATTAATGTAAGAAAGAAAAATGATGTTATAACTTTAGATTATTCTGAAGTTGAGTGGTTAAAGCAGAGTTTTGCAACTAGATCAGAAAGTGTTACTCCTTTCTTAATTAGTTTCTGGCAAGGAACTATGGAGATTACTCCTGCATCTGATACTTGGGTCAATACTGCCAGATTACAACCTAAAGTTATTAATGTTGAAGGTGATTATCAATCTGTTTATAATAGAATGGTTGATAATGGTGAAATAGATGAACAGACTGGATTTGGACCAGTAACATGGGGTTCATGGCAGACTACATGGACTGGAACAACAACTAATGATACTACTAGAGATACTACTATCGCAAATCAAACTCGTGTGTTTGGAATGGGTGGTTGGATTAATAACTTTAGTGGAGGATTTGGAAACCCTGCTAGAAGAATTAGAGAAACTGTTAATAGAGTTGATAGAGAAACTCTAAGAACAACAACTCAACAAGGTGTTGAGAATAGAACAGGTACTCAAACATTAGTTACTGAATCTTTTGAAAGAACATCTGTTGGTGATAGAGTTGTAAGTAGAGATCTTATTCCGTTTATGAGATCTAGAAATATTGAATTTGTTGCTAAGAGAGTTAAACCTCTAACAAAACTTTATGCATTCTTTGATGGTCAAGATGTTACCAGATATTGTGTACCTAAGATCCTTCAAATTTCTATGACATCTGGAACTTTCCAGGTTGGTGAAAAGGTTGTTGGAATGGTTAATCCAACTGGTCTTAGTCAAATAACTTCTGACAGTACACCAGGAATTACTTTTAGAGTTGCACAGTCAAATCATAAAGAAGGACCATATAATGTTCCTACTAAGGTTTTTGCACAAAACCCTTATACAAATCAAAGTTTCCCTGCATCTTACTCATCCACTTCTAATGTATTGAATGTAGATACATTCTCACTATCCAATGAACCACAAGGATCTTACTTTGGTTGGGTTCAAGAAGGAATGGTTTTAAGAGGTCAATCTAGTGGAGCAATTGCAACTATTGATGATGTACAACTTCTTTCTGATATTGGTGCATTCTGTGCTGGATCTTTCTATATTCCAAATCCTAATAATATTAGTTTCCCAAGATTTGAGACTGGAAGTAAAGTTCTTACATTAACTAATGATCCAGACAATAATCCAGATAATGCTACAACTGTTACTGATGAAACATTTACATCTGCTGGAACACTAGAAACTGTTCAAGAAAATATTGTTTCTGTTAGAAATGCTAGAATTGAACAAAGACAGGAATTCCAAGAAAGAAATGTTAATAGAAGTCTTGGAACCGAAGTTGTAGGAACTGAAACTGTTGCTAACACAAGAAGTCAAGAAATTATTGGATGGTATGACCCTCTTGCTCAATCATTCTTAGTTGAAGATGCTGGTGGAATATTTGTTACTAAGTGTGATGTCTTCTTTAGAACTAAGGATGATATGGATATACCTGTGGTATTCCAGATTAGATCTATGCAAAATGGATTACCAACACAACATGTACTTCCGTTCTCTGAAATCGTATTAGATCCTGCAGAAGTTAATATTTCTGCGGATGGATCTGTTGCAACTACAGTTGAATTTAAAGCACCTGTTTATCTTGAGGGTAATAACACTGAATATGCTGTGGCATTAGCATCTAACTCAACAAAGTATAGTGTTTATATTTCAAGAATAGGTGAAACTGATCTATTAACTGATACATACATTTCTAACCAACCATATTTGGGTTCTCTCTTTAAGTCACAAAATGCTTCTACATGGGAACCAAGTCAATGGGAAGATTTGAAATTTACAATGTATAGAGCAGAATTTGAAACATCAGGTACTGTTGAATTCTATAGTCCAGAATTAACTGAAGGAAATAACCAAATTCCTACATTAGCTCCTGATTCATTAATCCTTGGTTCTAGAAAAATAAGAGTTGGTCTTGGAACTACTGTTGGTGATAGTTATGAGATGGGTAATACCATTATTCAAGATGGAACAATGGCAGAAGGTAATATTGTTGGTGCTGGTGGATCTATCATTCCTGCTGGTTTAAGTATTACTAATGCTGGTATTGGATACACACCTCTTGATGGTAATCAAACCTTTAATAGTGTAAATCTAGTTACAGTTACTGGTACGGGAAGAGGAGCAGTTGCTAATGTCTATGTTAATAATGGAGTTGCAGCTGCTGCTACTATTACTTCTGGTGGAACAGGATACTCTGTAGGAGATGTTCTTGGTATTACTACTATTGGACTTTCTACTGGTGGTAATGGAACTGTTGGACGTAATGCTAGATTTAGTATTACTGGTATTGGAATGACCAACGAATTGACTATTGATAATGTTCAAGGTGAATTTGTTGTTGGTACTGCTAACACTCTATTCTATACAAATAGTTCTGGTATTAAGACTGAACTTGGATATGTTAATGGTGGAGATGTGCAGATCAGTTCTATTGATGTTGAATCTGATGGTTTACATATTAAAGTTAATCATAAGAATCATGGAATGTATTCAACTCAAAATAGAGTTAAGATATCGGATGTTCAATCTGATATCAAACCAACTAAATTAAGTATTGCTTTAGCAACTGGTAATGAAGCTTCATTTAGTGTAGATGATGCATCTTCTTTCTCAAACTTTGAGAATGTTGGAGTTGGTACAACTAATAGGGGATATGTTAAGATTGGAAAGGAAATTGTTGAATATAACAATGTAGTTGGAAATGTACTTAGCATTTCTGCTAGAGGTGATGATTCTGTAGAATATGCTGTAGGAACTCCTGTTTATAAGTATGAACTTGGAGGAGTTAGTCTGAAGAGAATAAACACAACTCATGGACTTTCAACTTCTACATCAACATCACCTACTGGATCAATTGGATTTGATTCATATAATATTAAACTTGATATGACAGGAATTGGTACTATTAATGATGATAGAAGTAATGATGTTGGATTCCCTAAACTATACTTAAATCAAACTAAGTCATGTGGAGGATATCAAATAAAGGCAACACAAAATATGCCATTTGAGGTTATTACTCCAATTGTTCAAAATGTTACTACTACAGGAACTACTTTAGGATGTGAGGTAAGAACTACATCTGCAGCAAGTATTAGTGGAAGTGAAACTCCATATCTTGATGAGGGATTTGAATCTATTGCAATTGGTGAACCAAACTATCTTGATACACCAAGAGCAGTTTATTCTAAGATAAATGAAGATGAGAAATTAGATCAGGTTGAGGGTAATAAGTCTCTACAAATGAGATTAACTCTTGCAACCACTGATAATAAAGTAAGTCCAGTAATTGATGCACAAAGAGTAAGTACTATCCTTACAAATAATAGGGTTAATAGTGTAGTTAGTAATTATGCTACGGATAATAGAGTAAAATCTGTTACTGATGATCCTACTGCTTGTCAGTATATTACTAAAGAACTTCAATTAGAAAATGCTGCTACATCAATTAAAATAATATTATCAGGTCATACCAATCCTGATGCAAATATTAGAGCATTCTATGCTGTTGGAAATGATCCTGGATTTGAACCAATATTCACTCCATTCCCAGGTTATAATAATCTGAATAGTAGAGGTGAAATAATCACTGCCCAAAATAGTGATGGATTATCTGATTCGTTAGTTACTCCATCAAGTCAATATGGTTTTGGTGATAATTCAGCATTTAAAGAGTATACATTTACTGCAGAAACTTTACCTTCATTTAGATATTATAGAATTAAACTTCTATTAACATCAACAAGTCAAGTATTTGTTCCGAAGGTTAAAGATCTACGTGTAATGGCTCTTGCTTAATATGGAACCTTACAATATTGAAGGGCATAAGGATCTCGCAAGGGATCCTCATACTGGTACAATTATTAACGTAAATTCTTTGGATTATCAGCATTATATTGCATCTAGAAATGCAAAAAATTTAAAAAATGAAAGAGTGGAATCTATGGAACAAGATCTTGCCAATTTAAAAGGTGAGATTGGTGAAATAAAATCTCTATTAAAGGAACTGGTTAATGGCAAGTAAAAATTTAACATTTGATCCATCAGCAGGTGTGCCATATGCTGCTAATTTAGCACTTTATACTGGCACAGATTTTAAAACTACTTTTAATGTGGTTGATACTTCCGATGTTGCTTTTGATTTTCAAGGACTAACTACAACTTCTGTTTGGACAGGATCTGCTCAAATGCAGAAAAGTGCAGGTGTAGCAGCAACAACAGTTGCAGCAGGAACTTTTACTGTAGGGTTTACTAGTGCTGGTGGTGGTATATTTGACATCTCTATGGGTTCTACAGCAACTACAAGTCTTTCAGAAGGAAGATACGAATATAATGTTTTAGTAAGTTCTGGAGCATCAATTTACAATATAGTGAATGGAAATATTATGGTTTATACTGGCATAGCTTCTTCACCATAAATATATCAAGGGGTAATTGTATACATGGCATCTCCATCAAGTAGATCAGAATTAGCAGATTATTGTAGAAGGCAACTGGGTGCTCCAGTGCTGGAAATTAATGTCGCTGATGAGCAAGTAGATGATATAATAGATGATGCTGTTCAATTCTTTCAAGAAAGGCATTTTGATGGTGTTTCTCAAGCATATTTAAAATATAAGATAACTCAGGATGATATTGATCGAGGCAGAGCTTCGATGGAAACTAATAAAAAACAAACTGGAATAACAACTACAACGGCAACTGCTGATATTGCTGGTACAGATGTAACTTTTAGTTACTATGAAAATAGTAACTTTTTACAAATTCCTGCGTCAGTTATTGGTGTAACAAAGATATATCATTTTGATGGAACTAACACTATGACAAATAATATGTTTAGTGTTAAATATCAGATGTTTTTGAATGATATTTATTATTGGGGTAGTACTGAGTTATTGACTTATGCGATGACTAAAACCTATCTTGAAGATATTAATTTTTTATTGACAACAGAGAAACAAATAAGATTTAATAAAAGGATGGATAGGTTATATCTTGATATTGATTGGGGTAGTGTATCAAAAGATGATTACTTGGTTATTGATTGTTTTAGGCAATTAGACCCTAATGATTATGGAAGAGTATGGAATGATTCATTCTTGAAGAAATATACTACTGCTCTTCTTAAAAGGCAGTGGGGTCAAAATTTACTTAAATTCCAAGGTGTTAAATTACCTGGTGGTGTAGAGTTGAATGGTAGACAAATCTATGATGATGCAGAAAAAGATTTAGAAATCATCAGAGAACAAATGTCTAATACTTATGAACTTCCTCCACTTGATATGATAGGATAATGGCACTTAATCCGTTTTTTCAACAAGGTGCAAGATCTGAACAGAACTTAGTTCAGGATTTAATCAACGAACAGTTGAGGATGTATGGTGTTGAGATACATTATCTTCCTCGTAAGTATATGAGTGAAAAAACGATAATAAGAGAAGTTGTACAATCTACATTTAATGACTCATATCCATTAGAGGCATATATTGACAACTTTGATGGTTATGCAGATAATCCTACATTATTATCAAAATTTGGTATTGAGCAAACAAATGAAGTAACTCTTGTTATTTCTAGAGAGAGATGGGAGACATATATCCAACCATTACTTAAAAACGAATCTAATGTAAAGTTAACTACCCGACCTAAAGAAGGGGATTTAGTTTATTTTCCATTAGGTGATCGTTTATTTGAAATTAAGTATGTAGAGCATGAGAAACCATTTTACCAACTTCAGAAAACTTATGTATATACTCTGAAGTGTGAACTATTCCGTTATGAAGATGAAATTATTGATACTGGAGTTTCTGAGATAGATGATGTTCTTACAGGTGATGAAGTAGATGGAACTTCAGAAGATGGTATTTCCACTCTTCTTGGATCATCTCAAACTTTTACTGTTGTAGGCACGGGAGCAACTGCTACTGCTGAAATTGGATTTAATACTGAAGGATCTATTAGATTAATTAATCTCAGTAATAGGGGTGGTGGATATACTGCTGTTCCAACTATAGGTGTCAGTTCTGCTCCTGTTGGAGGCGTGACTGGTATTCTTACTGCTACGATGATTAGTGGTATTAATGTATGTAATTTAAATATTAGTGATAATCAGAAATCTGTTCAACAGGTTGTTATTACAAACCCAGGTGCTGGCTATACTCTTGCACCTGTACTCCAAGTAACTGGTGGAGGGGGTTCAGGTGCTGCTG